GTGCAGCAGCGATGGCGCTCCCGCTGGAGGAGGAGGTGAGGAAGGCGTTCCTGGCTCGCGACCACGCGTCGTCGTCCAGCTCTAGCCTGCTCAGGGTTGTCCGCAGCCTGCGGACGGCGTCGTCGGTCGCTAGTGAAGGCACGGCCGCCGATAGTGTGATCGCCCCGTGTAGGTCGGGGGGCGGTGGGAGCTGGGTGTTCCACCAGCGTGCTGACTCGGCGCCGGTGCCTACTACGCCGAGCCCGTTCGCACCTCTCGGGGCGTAGAGGACGGCCGCGGGGGGCGAAGTCCAGGCACCGGTCGTGGGGTGCCTTACGGACCCCCAGTAACGGCACAGGCGCAGTAGCAGCGGTGTGCCGAGCTTGGCAGACATGCCGCGAGTGACGCAGCGCGAAACGTGTTCGGCCACTTCGGACGCCTTCTGCAGCGGGTCGAGGCTCCGCGTACCCATGAAATTGCCGGTCGCCAGGCTGGCGATGGGCCGCGCCACGTACCCGGCGACGCTGCCGAGCTCGTAGCGGCAGCGCAGGAACTCGCCGAACTGGCTGGAGATGGCGATCTTCAGCTCGTTGCCGCGGGCGCCCAGCGCTTTGAGCGAGCTCATCAGTGACAAGATGTCGACGCGGTTTCGCATGACTGCAAAGACGTCGTCTCCTGCGTGCTGAGAGAAGGCCAGCGCTTCCGGCACTTCTGCGTCCTGTGCGGCGAGCGTCAGGTATGCCCAGTTGAGCAGCGTGTTGACGAATGAGGTCGCGCGCCACCCGGACATCATGCCGAGGGGCTGGTGGAGCGTGGTGCCATCGGGGAACGTGGCACTGACTCGGTCGAGCGCGCGGATGCTCCACTCGACGGCCCGTCGGAAGTACTCCGGCTGGCTGGCGCACCACTTGCTGCTTAGGACTCCTTGGAACACGCCCTTCATGGCTTCGTACGAGTGTTGACTGTTGAAATCATCGAAGTCGTACATGTAGCCGACGCCGACTGCGAGTTCGCGAGTGCGCGCGAGCACTGCGACTAGTTCGTCAGCCGCTCCGGGCTTGAGGAGCATGTCGCTGCGTGCGAGCGAGGCCTCCACGGGCGCGAGCACGTAGCTGTAGGCTAAGTAGCTCTCGGTGCAACATCCGTACAGTACTCGGACTTTGGCCGGGTCATTGACCTTGACTGAGTATGTAGCGCGGATGGATGGGTCGCCGTCGAGCACGCGCGTCAAGTAGTCTGAGCCGATAGTCTCGGCCCACGACTTCTTGGTGTGGCGGAAGCGCAGCTCTTTGGTGGCGCCGTCG